TTGAGGTAGTTAAACCGATTGCTGGCATCTTCGCAGAGTCATCGGCATCTGCTGGGGCTATGGTAATGTTATTACCGCTTGTCCCTGTTTGATAAACGGGCGTACCGATACTAATAGATGCGCCTGAGTTGTTAGTACAGGCAACCTCTACGTGATTGGAGTCTATTGTTAGCTCGTTGTTCGCATCGTCATACGTCAGATCAACGCCTAGACCGGCCTGCAATAGCGTGTTGACTTGATCATCAACCGCTTCGCCAAAGTCGGTCACTTGAGTGCTGGTAATGCTTAACGCCGCCTCATGCTGGGTAACGGCTAGCTGGGTAATGTTTGCGCTAGGTACGTCAGCCCATGTAACTGATGCAGTTAAATCATTAACCTCTGAAGTCAAGTAGCTAGACAAATCTGGCGGGGTATAAGTAAATACACCCGTGCCGTTGCTGTATGTAAGCGCCGCCGTTCCTGCGGCGTTTGTTGTAACAGAAAGGCTTGTTAGAGAAACCGGCGTCGCTGGCTCCCAATAGCTGTTTGCGTTGTCCCATGTTAAAACTTGGCCGTCTGTGGGTGCAGTTGTAGATGTGTCTACATCGCTCAAATCATCAATCTGCGCCGCTCTAGGGATAATAATTTCTCCCGCCATAGCAGAGTGATTTGAGCAGTTGTAATACAGCTTTGATGGGGCATCCTGCGGCACAACAAACTTAATTGTTCCGGTTTCTGCCCCGTTGTTAGTTACGCCGTCAGAGTACGCATTGCCCGTACCCGTTCCTGATACTGTTTTTATATAAAACGGATGGCCTGACGCATTTACCGCAAACTCGTAAGTTTTGCCCCTATGCAAGTAAAGCGTAGGGTTGCTGTCGCTATCGGTGCCAAAGCCACTAAAAACATAAGCGCTCGATGCGTTGTTAGTAACCGCGAAGTATCCATCAGATGTAGCAACGTCCCACACGCCGAGTGTGGCGTTGTAGATGAACCCGTTAAAAAGATCGCCGCCTGATGGATTGTCTGGGAAGTTCATTTAAAGACCTCCAAGCCTTTGGCATGTTAGCTCTGCCGACATATCGCCTGACCTGTTTGTTTCTGTTGAAGTGGCTCTTATCAAATAGGTGGTAGTCACAGGTATAAGCTTGAAATAAGTAAGCTCTTGCGGAACCGTATGATCTACATCGTCCCCGCCTAAAGTTACTCCGTCGCTAGTATTAAGAGGGTTTTGAGTTGTATAAACTGATTCGCTATATCTGTCTTGTGTTTCTAGCTTTATGTCTGCATATACCGGCTGAAAAACGCTAGTAGTATAGGTACCCGGACCAATAGACATATGAACCTGAACCAACCACCATCCTTCAGTCAAAACTTTGACAGAACCATCTAAAAACGAACTATCTCGGTTGAAATAAGAATTGTTAAGATCGCTCGCCCAAAAACCCCACGTAGCAGGCGTACTTCTGTACGCGAGGCCCATATGTCTGTTATTTACAACGTGATTGGTGTCTCGCATTGCCCTGAACGTATTTACACCAGAGTTTAATGATGACGAACCGACTGCCACCCAAACGCCATCTGCTCCACTGTATACATACGTCACACCATTGCTCTCTGAGAACCAAACATCGCCGCTCGTAGGATTGGATGGCTTGGCAGATGCGGTTTCTACAAATGAGGTTACTACGCCCGTGACGTTTGCCCAGCTACCATTTTTTCTTATGTATTGCGATCCATCTGACGCCGCGTCATCTAACTTGTCTGTATTCAAGTTAATGAAGTTGGCATCCATCTCAGTGACGGTGAGCGGCGACCCTTTGCCTGATACTGTGACAACGGTAGCCATCAATCGCCCCTTACCAATTGAAATGTTAACTGCACATCTAGCTTGTCATTGCTGGTAGCGGAGCTACCGGCCTTCGCCCGTACCCTGATTTTGTTTGCACTTAGATTTGATACAAGGATAATGACGCTAATCGTTCCAGAGCCTCCCCATACCTCGTTTGCCGCCGTGCCCGCGTAACTCCTACGATCTGCAAAACTATTGCCAGTAACATTAGAGTAGCTAGTACCGCCATCTGTTGACTGTTCTAAGCTTGCCCCTAGCGTTAGGGGACTTGCGGTTCTGCTGGTGCTATTGGTTCCGTAGAAATTAAAGTCGGCCCTGACTAACCAAGTTCCAGATTGAGTAAAGGTAAAAACCCCAGACGATTCACTCATATTGCCATTTATATGATTGCTTGAGCGAGCCCAACCGGAAGTTACTATAGCGTCATGCGAGCTTGAAAAGGATACGGTGCCGCTATCCCACTGCTCTATAACAGTGGCGCGATTAGTCCATTGCTGATACGTCGGGCTACTAAAGGTGCCGTCGTATACTAAAATATCTTGATCTTGAGGCGACGTAATTGATACATCGTCTAAGCCCGTCAAGTTATACGCGCCGCCTAATGACCCAGTTGGCGCACCAGTAGCCACCCACTGCGAAGACGTTCCGTCATCGTAATAAACATACGTCACGCCATTGCTCTCTGAATACCAGACATCTCCATCAACAGGGCTTGACGGTGCTGTGGTGGATGTTGTCGCCCTTGCAATACCAGCGGCTATAGAAGTCCACGCGCCATTCTGACGGGCGTATTGACTGCCATCATTTGCAATAGAGCCAGCCGCATCCTCTAGCTTGTCAGAGTTGAGGTTTGTAAAGTTAGCATCGACCTCACTATTAGTAAGCGGGCTTCCCTTCCCGCTCCGCGTCGTAATGGTAGCCATTAGCTACCTCCTTACGATGCGCTTAGAGTAATAGTGTGCGTAATCTGTAAGGTATCGTCTGCCGCTTTGTTAATCGTGCTAAACACTACTCTAGCGAGCATGGTGCCGCTTGTAGAAGCGTTAAACACGCCGCCCTCTGTAATAGCGCCAGTAGATACACCCGCACCAAATGAGGCCACATATGCAATCTCATTGTTCGTAACGGTTGTGCTGGTCAATGCAACACGACTACCGAGAATACTGCCCAAGTCAGTATCGCCAGCCGCCGCCGCAGTAGAGCCAGAACCTACGGCATAATGGCTCATAACGGTGTCTGTGGCGTCCTTCATGCGCGAGGCAATGAAGTTTAGGCCAGTAGTTACCACTAAGTTATCTATATTGCGCTCTTCTTTAAGTTGACCGTCTGGGCCAAGAAGTTGCACGTTTACTCTGCCTTTCAGCTTAATAGTATCTTTCATTTAAAAAGTCCCTGAGTATCCAACATAATCATCGGCAAAATAGGCGAAATCACAATATCCTTGACCTCTATACGATCCAGCGTCTGCCGCATCAGCGCCATCAGCTCTATTGATCGCAACGGTCAAGATTTTATCATCTTTAACCCCTAAATTCTCCACCTTTGAAGCAAATACAGAATTTGCAACAGCATCAGCCGCGCCAACATCATCTCGTACACTATCACTTAGTAAATTAATAACCAGCGCGATCGCGTCGGTCATGCTTGCAGAATCAGCCGCTACTCTGGTGACTGCATTCTGTATTGCGTCGGTGACGGCAAAAGTATCACTAAAGGCAGTTGTTATAGCCTTCGCTACGGAATCAGTAATTGCGCCTGTATCCGCTAGGGCCGACGTAATCGCCATTACCACCTGATCGGTAATATTTGGCGTGTCACCAAACTCTTCAAAATTTGCTATTAGAGACGAAGATGCATCCGTAAACGTAACGGTGTCTGCAAATGTCTTTGTTATATACTTTGCGGCTACGTCAGTTATGCCAACTTGATCAGAAAGCGCTTTTTGTACGCTTATTATTTGCTCGTCTGTTAAGCCAATCGAATCATCAACTAGTCTGCCGCGCAAAAACGTAACAGCATCCGCAAGACTAGCGCTATCCGAAACCGGCCTGCCTACTTCATTGGCATGGGCATCCGAAACAGATAACGCTTCCGCTTTTAACTTTGTTACTACCGAGCGAATTGCATCAGTTACGGATGCGCCGTCAGCAAGCTCCGCAATTAGCTGGCCGACTATGAAAACAAGCCTTGTGCTGGCTATCTTTGCATAATTTACGGCTCGCGCTAGTTTGGCGTATGCAACCTTTACGGTTATCTTAGAAGTCATCTCGGAGGTAAAAGCTCAATAATTGGATTACGGTTTCGTTAATGCCGCCATTTGCAAAGCTAATTTCGCCCTCGTAATACCCAGCATTCAAATCTAAATCGCCAGTTCCCCACTGAAATATAGCCTTCCCTAATGCCGCATCAGCAGATTGCGCTATAGATGTTTTTGTCAGCAAAACAGTAGTTTCGCCCACTTTTCTGAATTTCATGCTTACAGTAAACCCAGATAAATCTATTGCGGCCCCAGTATCTTCGCGGGTTAATGTAACCTCAATTTGCGGCCTTGTGTCTCCGCTGACTAAATTAATTGTAGTCACCAGCTTATAGCCTCCAATTCTTGCACCGTAGTAGCAGACTCAATTTGTGATCGCAGTATTCTACCATGATCATGCGCCGCCTTTATGTGGTCACTGAGGGCTTTGCCTAACTCTTTAAGTTGCGCGGCCGTCAGCGCTTGGGTTGTATTGTCCCTAAGCGTCCATGTCGTAGTAAACGCATCATCAAGAATCGCAGACTGCACAGCCGTCTGTATCCTGACTTGACTATCCGCATCCGCATCAAACTCCCAGCCATTCCAGATAAAATAACCAAACTCTTGATCTTCTCTATCTAGCTTTAAATCTGACCATCTTTGCGCTTTCGCATCTTCTATGTTTATGGCCCATTGCTTCGTTTGGTAATCAAATTCGTGAAAATCGCTTGGTTTTTCGGGCTTTTGCTGTAACGCACCATTATCAACATAATGATCTTCTAGATCGCCTGATACATCCGCTTCAATGTAGGTTTTACCCTCCATAGAAAGCGCAGTGGCGTTACGCACTGAAGAAAGTATTTTCCCCTCCTCATTGTAAATAATTGCGGAAAACCTCATTTTTTGCCCCCCAGCACGACCATAGACCCATTCCCGACTGACCAAAAACCACCTGTCGCATTGCTATATGATGCGAGCACCTGTATCGCATAAGTCTGAATCTGTGCGCTTGGCGCTGGAAACTCACCAATAGAAACCATGCTTAAACCGCGCCCCGGCCTGTCCATGTCAAACCAGACCTGACCTCTAGGCGATGCGCTGTTTGATTTAGCAAGCCTCATAAATATTTGCTCTGGGGTGGTATAGGTGCCAAGAGTGCCGCCAATTCGCAACGCCGCGCTAATAATTACAGAGCCAATATCATTCCAACCAGCGCCAAAATCAACGCTAAAGGTATGCGCGTTTTGCCATGTTCCCGTCAGTATGGTTGTGCTGGTTGCGGTAAATGTGGCCGAGTCTGGGACGGTTACCGCTTCGTTTTGAATTTGTAGCGTATCTACAGATAAATCCTTTATATAAACGCCATCAATTTCATCAGCGTCAAATACGGTGTTACCCGCAGTGTCTTTAATCAAAATGCCTTTGGTTTCTACGTCAGTGCCATCAAATTTAAGAAACCGCGTTGACGTTCCAATATTAAATCTAGGCTGTACAGAAGCAGATGTGCCTATATTCCCCAGCCAAAAGCCTGCGGTTGTAGACGTATAGTTGGTCTTGCCAAGCCTAACAGCCATGCCAGAAACATTGTCGCCGGTCAGCGTTATCAATCCGGTGTTGATGTGGCCCCCGTCAATTGTCGTTATTAGAGAGCTAGCAGGATCAGCAAGCTCCGTATTGAGGTTGATGAACGTAACCAAGCCATCAAATACAAATGATTCAAATGGAGTGCTAAAGGTTATCGTTTGACTGCCGTTATAACTTGCCTCTAATACGGAAAACCTAGCCGCCCAGAATGTACCGTCCTCGCCTGTTTGCTCTACAGGGTCTAATTGCCAGCCGCTACTAAGTCCTGAAAATGTGCCGTTGCTAAAATTAAAGCTGGTTGCTGATGGGGTGCTTGGCTGGGAAGCAGACGACGTTGAATAATAAACATAGCCGTGTTGATTTCTTGGGCCGTACTGAACGGCTGGCGCGGCATCAGTGCTTGCCAGTTGCGCCGTCGTAAATCCACTAGCGTTTCCGCTTCTATCTAATGATCGCAATTTGTAATAAAAAGATTGAGAATCAGCGAGCCCCGCATCTACATATGATGATTGAGTGCTATACAGGCCAGCTACCGACGCTACCCGTGTATATGTCCCGTTTAACGTACCAGAGCGATAAACATCAACAGAGCTAAAATCCTTATCGCTGGGATTTGTCCAATCCACAATTATTGTGCGATAGCCGCCGGTTGCAGAAACTGATGTCGGAGCGCTTGGTGCGGTGTTGTCGCCAGTAATGGTTATGGTGCCGCTTAAAGGAGTTGACCTAACGCCTGCATCATTCTCTGCTCGCACTCTTACCGTGTACTGAACGGTGTAAGCCGGTTGCACTAAGTAGGTTGTTGCGTCATTCCCTGAAGCGTCTGGGGTGCTTATTCTGACCTCGGACTTATCAAATCCTGTCGGGGAAAGCTCTACGATATACGCCGTAACAAACTCACTGGCAGAGGCAGTCCAGTTAATAATTAGGCGAGAAACTGAGGTTCCATCATCAGAGATGGTAACGCCCTGCGTTAGAGATAGACTTGTTGGCGCTGGCAGAGCAAACGGGTCGGGCAATGTGGTTGATGGCGCATCAGGCTGTTGCGCTCCTGACTGCCATGTATAGATATTGCTGTACTGTTGCATTGATAGCTTTACATCTCCGCTATCAAGCAATTGCATAGCAAGCACTCTAAAGTCCTTGGTGGCCGCTCCCGTCCAGCCTAATGATGGATGGTCTACGGTCACAACGTCGCCCACAGCGATCTGTAGGGCTTCTGGCGAGGCTGTTAGCTCAATACTTAGCGGGTTCTCTCTGGATGCCCTGCAAACAATCCGCGCAATATCTCTCGCAGAGTAATAATTTGTATTTGTATTTAGAGTTATGTCTTTTTGTAGCTCTTCGTTATTGTCCTCAGAAAAAAAGGTGCTTTCTTCGCTACTGCCAGCGGGAGGCCATATAACCGTATCGTCTTGCCAATTGCTTTCTGGATTTACAAACGTAGCTCGGACGCGGTTATACCGTTTGCTCTTGCCTACGTCTTTGACGGTAATATCTGGGTATGTATTGGTTTCGTCTAATGTAAAGGTGCTAGACGTAGCCTTATCAATGAGTAACGAATAGTACCCATCTTGATACGGCATCAAGCCACGCATACCTTGAAGCAATATTTTTACGTTGTCGAATATCTTGTTATCTGTATTGAGTACGGCATTGCACTCCAATAGCTTAATACTGCCACCGCCGCCGTACTCCGTAACGGTTGTGTCGCATGTATTCGCCGCAGAAATGAATGATGCGTTATCAAGAGAGGCGCTAGAAAGCCCCTTTCCATAACGATCGTTGATTAGGTAATCACGCAAACAAAGAGCAGGATTAGATGAAAAGCCCGTCGTTGCGGTACGCGGATCGTATACCTTTTTACCATTTACAACGCATTGAATATCTGGAATGCCGCCAAATACATTAGAGTCGTATTTTAGGCGCACGGCCAAATATGCGACCCCTCTTAAACGATGATTGGTCCCCCATGTGTCCGTAGCATTGGCAAGCATGGTGTCATATGTCTGCGAATCAGTGCCGGTATACTTGTTAATTGTGACCAAGCCGCTGAATTTTGAGTCAGTAGATATTGTGTCGTTAATGTAGACATCACCAATTGAATCAATCTCGCCCTCGCACAACGCTAGAGCTATATACAGGTATTCGTTTTTATTGCCGCCGGTAGAAACAAATACTCTGGTGCCGCCGACTTTGCGAGTGCCATAAATTACAGGCAGGGCCGCGTTATTGGACTGCTTGTTGACTAATACGCCTTGGGCTTGGGTCTGCTGGTCAAAGTCTGCCCCAACCAAGAACCCAACCACATCGCCAATTAGATTGGTGACGCCTTTAAATAGCTTGGAGAAAAAGCCCATTACTTTTTACCCCACTTTAAATCTCGCACCAAAGATGAGGCATATTCAAAGCCAAGGTCGCCAGAAAAGTAAAACTGTTGCGAGTTAGAGTTAGTGCGCCTGCCTGCTTTCTTCTGAAAGTCTGCCCAATGCGACGAAATAGAAACGGATAGCTCGGAGGTTGAGCCGGTTTCACTTACCTGAAACCCTGATATTTTGCCACTAAACGCCATTATTGGAGTGCCAACAACAGTGCCGTTTTGTATGACAGCTTTCTGTATGGTTGCGTTTCTATTAAGCCAATCGTTATTTAAGAATGCAGAAAGGTAGGTTTGCCCTACGTTACTAAACACCAACGTCAAACTATTGACGCGCAAATCTTGCGATTCAGTTGGCGAACCAACCTCTAGCAAATACTCGGATGCGTCGTAGGTATATGCGCCGTAGCTAATCTCACTAAAGTAATCTGTGCTATACAGCCCTGTGCTGATGCCAAGATAAACCAAATGGCACATCTCAAAGCTATCAGACTCTAGGGCGCTGATCATTGCCGAGTGAACTGTGCGCGGCATTAGATTGCCTCTATCAAGTCAATTTGAAACTGATACCTGTCGTATCCGCTCAACCTATACTGCTGAATGTCATTATCGACCCGCATCGTAAAGGGAACACTAGAAACCGTGATAGAGGTGTTTGTTGGCACATCCTGAATAAGCGGCGGCTCTATTGTCATGGTTCCAGTGCCAGAGCGATCAGCTACAACCATGTAAACCTTGCTGTGATCAGCGAATTTTATAAAATCGCCTGCCTTTAGGGTGCCTGTAAAGCTGTCTACGTTAATAGTGTTATCGCCTGACAAATGACCGCCATTTACCGCTGGCGTACCAGATATAGAGCCCTGAGTAGTGCTAATTACTGGCGGCACTATCTCAAAGCTATTTAAGCCGCCCCTTGTTGACATCACAAATGCAAGAACCGGCGCAAACTGCTCTCTGGTCAGATCGTCATACTTGGCCGTAAATCGCCATCTCTGAGAGCCAAGCGAGCGCACAATAGTCCTGCCGCTTCTGGTTTCCGATCTCAGGTTAGAGTGTTCGCTTGTTACGTTTATCGCGGTAAATTCTGGGTCTGTCGGGTAGCTCATACAAACGCCTCTCTGCCTTGATCTTCTACAGCCTCGTTAATCATCTGGATAATGAGGCCGCGCCTGCTATTGAGTAGCCGGTCAAAGCCTGATGCGTCTGCGGCCTGTATGTTAAAGCTCACGTTTGTGGTTCTGTTTGAGGTGTTGTTTGTCTGATCTCGCAGGGCTTCGTTTGGCGTTATTCTGCCGCCTGTACCCATCGTTAACACCTCTGGGCCTCGCTCTCCGACAATGTAAGACTCTCCAGCACGCACCTGACCGCCAAGGGCTCTGCCTGATAGGGATTGCGCCGCATATGAAACACCCGCACTAATCACGGTTGCCGCCGCCGCCGCGCCCAAGGCTGGGCCGATAATCGGAATCCCCGCCAATGATGCGTAAGCCTTCATAGCGGCCACATATGACTTTGATATGATGTCTGCGGCATTCTGGCGCTTTTCTGCATTCGCAAAGTTTACGGCCAGCCTATACGCCGCTTTAGATTTCTCTGACTTGCCTTTGAGTAGTACATCCTCAAACCCTAATAGCGCATTTGTCGTTTCCATCGCCGACTCTTTGCGCTTTTCGTCGGCCGCAATTAACCCATCTATAAGTCTGTCATTTTCTGAGTGCAGTCTGTCAGTGGCGCTTATGGTGTGCGCTATCCTCATCTCATCAGCATCAATCAGATTTTGCATTAACCTATTATTTTCTGCGGTTATTCGGCTAGTTCTTTCTTGAGCTAATTGCATCTCTTTTTCAAGCGCACTGATTTGCATATTGATGCGCGTGTTTATGCCGTACTCCTCTAGCGCATTAATTGCTTGCTCGTATTCTTGCTTGCTTAATACGCCTGCGTCCCTAAAGCGTATAAGAGCCTCTATCATTTCAAGCTCTTTGCGCCTAAATGCTTCTATCTCCGTGTCATTAAGAGACAACACCCTTTTTAAATAGCTATCTGCCTGTTTTTCTTGCATTGCAAGACGGGATGCCTGCTCTTTCGCGGCGCGTTCTGCCTCTCTAGCGGCTTCCTTTTCGGCATCTGTTTGATCTTCAAGCGTTTTTATCATCCGCTCTCTAATCATTATATTTGTATCTATTTGAGCGGCTAGTAAAGTTTCTTCTCTTGTGATGTCTGCAATTGCCTGCGCTCTGCGAATTTCGTCAAATGGCATATTCGCTAGATTTTGGCGTGCCTGCTTTAGCTCCTCTAGCCTAGCAACGGCTTGCGCGGTGTTCTTATCAAGCTCTTCTAAGTTTTCGTTAAAGGTTAATAAAAATGCGGCTTGCTGGCTTGCCGTCATTTCTCTAAATTTAAGCCCAAGCTCTTCAAATTTTTCGGATAGCTCTTCCGCGCTGTCTGCGCCTTGCAAAAGCATGGGAATCAACACGCTACCAATGGCCGCGCCAATACCTACAACAGCACCAAGGAGCGGCGCACCAAGGACAAAGCCCAAGTCGGCGGCCTGCACGCCAATGGCTCGCATTGGGTTTTGACCGGCGGCAATCTGACCGGCTAATTGCTCAAACTGTACACCCGCCATGCCAGCCTTGCGGCCAAAGTCGCCCATAACGGCGTTGTTGCGTTTGGTTGCGGTAGCTAGCTTGGTTGTTTGTGCTTGAGTCTTTTGCGCGGCGTCACCAAGACGCTCCACAGCGGCCTCGCCAGCCTTAACGCCAGAGGTATCAACTTTTAGCTGTAATGTGCCGACTTCGGTTGCCATTGCGTGCTAGCCTCTCTTTGTCTACTGAGCGCCATAACAGCGTCAACTTCCCAAGGGCTCAATTTTACACCCGTCAGCCTGCCGTATGCCTCTATTTCTGCGTAGGTGTGTGATTTAAGCGAGCAAAATGTCTCCCACGCATATGAGTGTTCGCCCCTAAGCGTTGGCGCAAGTAGCAAATCCGGAGGCGTGCGGCCCGTCGATTTTTCTACCTGTTTGAGACTGTCATACCGGCTAATCTTTGAGCCCTCTGGCCTGCTATGAATCCAGAAATACCAGCGGCCAAACTCTTGAAGCTCGTCAATTAGCCCTTGGTAAAATTTGCCCCATTCGCCAAAAACTCTAGTAACTGAGCCACTACGTTAGGCGCATTTTCGTACAATGACTTAGCATTGGCCTTGTTAAAGGCGTACTCCTCGCCATCTGCAACAATCCCGCGCCATCCTAGCGTCACCGCTACTAACGCTTCCACATCCATCGCATCAAAATCTATGCTCTTGGCCTTGTCTTGCGCTCTAGCCTCAAGCACTGCGTTTGTCTGTTTCTTTTTCTGCGCCCGCCACTGCTTTGAATCTGAGCCCATGACTTTGATAAATACGTCAGTAGGCTCACGGGTTACAGGGTCGAGAATGTTGCACTCGGCCCCTTCCCCGTGAGATTCAGCCGTAGCTAATCGACTAATTTCCATTATGCCGCCGTTCTAGTGATAACAATCTGGCTTGCGTCGGTTGAGTCGTAGAGAGCTACAAAATCCATAGCAATGGTTACCGCTCCCTCACCCGCAACATCTGGCTGTCCGGTGTTGTACTTAACATTACCCAACTCAATGATGTAGTCATTGCCGTCCAGATCAGTCAGCGTCAAAACGATACTGCTAGATGTTTCGTTGAGAAACTTCTCGTACATCGTCTTGCTGTCAAAGTACGTTGTAAGCGTCCCTGTGAGCCGTGAGCGGCCGATAGAGGGACGGTTAGTAGTCTGGCTACCCACAGAAAATAATGGCTCTATGCCGTTCTCAAGAGACATTTCGATAGACGTAACCGTAGCGATAGATACGCCGCCCTCTGTGATTGATCCGGTAAACGAATCAAAGGGCTGGTTGCCTACGTCAGAAGAGAATGTAGAGCCGGTTATTGCGGTAGTAGCAAGCGCTAGGTTCTTGCCTACAACGCCAAACGTAACGCCAACCATAGCGTTAGGCGATACAGACAAAGACATCGTATTAAATTCGCATCCGGTGTAAGTGTGATACTCAGGCGTAGTCAGATCGCCAAACTTGCGCTGTAGCGAGAAAGAGCGCCGCGTAAGGCCCGCTTTAAGTACATCCGTAGTCCATGTGCCGCACAATACCGCCTCTAGAATATCGTCAAAGGCTCCATACTCAAGCTCTGAGCTAATTTCGCCAGATACAGACTTATTACCATGTCGAAAATCGTCTACCTGACGATCTCCCTTAATGGTTTCGCTTTCAATGGCGTCCTTTGTAACCGCCAGCGTTGTGCCTGTATGCGGCAAAGGGGCAAAAGTAGGGGTTGAGGGAGTCGTGCCATACGTAGTTTCGGCAACGTAATGCAGACTATGTTGTGCGCCGTTTGCAATAGCCATATCTATCTAGCCTCTGTATATGTTTGAAAGTTGACCGAAATTGGCACAAAGTACCATTCTTCATCCAAAATTGCGGGGTTCATACTGACAGAACGCACCCGCACGTTAATGCTATTGTACGTCAAAACAGTGCCACGCTTAAATAAATCGGCCACAGTGTCAATTAGTTGCGGCCTTCCGCTCCCTCTGGGTGCTACAACGTCTATTTGATAAACGCCATTGGTTTCATCTTTGCCGTCAGAGCCCATAGACGCTTGTATAGTCTCCGCTGGGAGAAAAGAGGCCCGTAGGTATGTGGTGCCAGCCTGCGGCTTATACGGCACGTTAGGGAACGCTACGTTAGTGCCTGTAATCGTTGCTAGCTTCGTATCAAGCGCGGCCTGCACATCGTTAAATATCGTAGTCACAGTTTCGCCGCCTCTTCTCTTATAACTCGCTCAAACTCTGCCACTGATATTCTCACCATACCGTTTGGTGCTTGCGTTGAATATCCGTTTTGAGTCTTGCCGGTTTGCTTTTTAGGTGATGATGGATAGCCCCCAAACTCTAATTTTTCAGCGTATGGCATATTGTTGCTAATAAAATACGCGCTTGCTGGAAATCGTTGGTTTTGTGCGACATTCGCCGCTGATGCTATCGTATTAGCTCCACTTTTATCTGGGCCTACTTCACCGCGTGCCGGTGCATCTACAGTGATCTGCCAATTACCGCGAAACCGGCCCGTGTCTACAGGGCTACGCTTCACGATCCTAGAAAACATGCCCATAACCGTGCCGCGCACTACTTTCTCGGGTATTTTACTTATGTCTTCTATGGCAACCGTCCACGTTTTCATTTGCGTACCTGTAAATTAGCCGACAATGCCGTGCCACTTGGGGAGCTTATTGATACAGATACGATCCTGTAGGTATCAGTGCCAATCGCCACGGTATCGCCTACCTCGTAGGCATAGCCTTCCGCTAGTAGTCTGCGGTCACCGGCTTCTATCGTCAGCCCCCCAGCATCCGCATCGCGATAATCAAATACGCACGCATATTTTGTATACGTAGATGTCGTATTGCTTGTCTGCCCCGTAGCTGGGTTATATGCGCCCTTTGTTGTGCGCGTAAACGTGTACTGCTTGCCAAACTTGGTCAGCAAGGCTGTAGCAGATGCCTGCAACGGCAGATAGTTAAAGCTCATAGCCTATTTACTTCACCGATAGGTCTAATTAGCTTACGCAAAGCGTTTGTTAGGGCTGGCGTGTTACGCTTCATCCCAGAGCCAGATTTGTAGGTAACGCTTATGTCACCAATCTTCTCACTGACCGTTTCACGCTCTGATGCTGTCAGCTTGCTGTCGCCGTCTATCTCTATTTTGACAGCCTCATAAACAGCAATCTTTAGCTCTTTGGGTATCTCGTTAGATTCGACAGAATAACCGTCAATAAATACGTAATCTCGGGGCCACTGCAAAGCCTGCGTTTCTTCATGCTTTTGCCCGACAAAGTGGCGAGATTCAATATAATCCATAGCCCGCAGAATCTTTTGCTCTATCTGCGGATATGAGGGATACGTAAGCCCTCTAGCGTCAGCCCACGCAATATAATCGCCAACACTTACATATGAGTTTGCGTTAGCAACTAAAGTACCGTTTTCTACAGTTAAAGCCATGAACACCCCACAAAAGAGGAAAGGGGGCCGAAGCCCCCTGAGAGGTTTAGCCTTTGATGAATGCCACGAAATCGGGCTTCCATACTTTAACGCCCCAAGACGCCGCGACCTCAATCATTGACTTACGATAGCCTCGGTAGCTACGTACTTCAAAGACAATTCCGCTATTGGGGTCTTGAACCGTGATCGCATCGTCAGCCGCATCGCCGCCGTTTGGTACGGCTGGGGCGCGGATAGCCAACTCAGCAGACGCACGATGGAAAGCGACGTTCATCACTTCATCAGGGTCGGGCGTGATGTTGGTGTACACTTTAGCTGACTCGCGTACTGCAAAGCCTTGCAGATCAAGCAGAACGCCTTGACGCAGAAGGTCAGAGCCGCCAGAGGTGTTAACCTGAGTCAAGCTAGACAGTTGACGCAGTTTAGCGCCTGCCGCAGTGTCGATAACGAGAGATGCTTGGCCGTCATTGGTAGGCATTCCGTTATCAACCAACAGCTTGCGAACATCTGCAATTAAATCAAAGTTGCTAGCGAACGGCGTAGTGCCGCCAGTGCCTACAGAGCCAGCGGTGCCAGTAGCCTGCCCAAATGCTTCACCAAGATCAGTCTCGATCTCGTTGCAAAGGGTACGCATAGCCTGCTTGATCTGGTCACCATAAACAGTCTCAAAGCCGATACCGTTGTTGAGGTGTCGCACATCTTCGCCAGTGTAGGGGATTTGCACTGCGCGAGCGTTAGTGATGCTAAGGGTCTTGTTGTCTACCGTCTGGTCAGTGCCTTCCGGAATAGTCATCGCCTCAGTAACATTTACAGCAGTCGCGGCGCGAGTGAAAGACGCACGAACAACGTCGCCCTTAGCCGCTCGCTCTGAGCCGTTAGCGTTGATAGTTACAGCAGGGATAAAGCCCACAAGCTCGCGCCCTACTACGTCAGCGGCTTTATAGATATCTGCCGCCAGATCAGTCAATACGTTAGCCATCATGGGCCTCCAAATTAGTCATTAAAAATTTTGCCGCCTGATTTAACGAATTCGGCACGCTGAGCGTGACTCATGCCGTCAAATTCGGCTCGGCTAATCTCTATGCTTCGTTCTTCGGCCCTGCCTTCTGAACGTGCGGCCCCGCCGCCACTCGCTTGTGTACCATCTACTAAGAAATCGTACTTTCCGCGAATACTCGCTGTTAATTCGTCAATGGTTGAAACAGTTAGTTGACCGCTTTCGTCGGTAACTCGCAATTCATCATCGACAATCGTTAGCCTCTGGCTAATCTTTTCCTGCAGAAGATCAGCCCTCTGGGTGTTCTTCGTCAGTTGTGAAGCTATTTTACCAGCTTCAGCAGATATTTTCTGCTTTGTAATACTAGCATTCATATCTTCAATTTTCCTGCGTAACGTATCTGCTTCGCCTTTCTGCGATTCAAATAGTTGCTTATAGTCATTTTCGGCGGCGGCTTTCTGCTCGGCCTCAAGTTTAGCTGCGAGACGTGCCTCCTCGCGCTCTGCTTGCACCTTCTTTTTCTCTGCTAGTAGCTCATCGACTTTAGCCTTTAAACCAGCCGTCTCCGACTCTAGCGTTGCTTGCAGCGCCTCGTTGAATTTAGCCGCTACAGCTTCTTTTGCCTCTTCAGGCAGCTCTACACCTTCTAATTCCATGCGTCACCTCTGGTTTGCAAGTTTGCGGCTCTGCCGCGTTATAAGTCCACACCCTTGGGCACTGGACGCTCATTTATAGGGACACCAGTATCTAGCGCCTCTACAATTAAGTCTGTCGGATTGCGTCGCCAGCTTTCGCCCGTGACAACCGGCTTTTGACCAAACATTTTTACATATTCTCGCACTAGGTCTTTGTGCGTTTGTACATTTTTACCCGTCATAGAAATTACGCTCCGTATTCAAATATTCGTCAACGGCATCGTCAAATACCTTGCACAGTCTTGGAAATTTCCGCTGGCAATATGCCCACGCCTCGGCGTTGCCGCGCAATGAAAACAGGTTGGCAAAGGTTTCTTTTTCTTTTGAGCCTCTATCGCGGTAATACGACACGCCGTGACCCCAATGTCCATCAGCGTAAAAGCGCCCGCCTGTCATTGCGTCAATAATGTCTGAAACGCCAGTTGACCATTCTGCTTTGGGGTCTTTTGACTCATATGACGTACCGTTTTTGCGCATTTTTGTAATTGGGTTGAATAGCTCGGCGCTCAATTCATCCATTGACCCTTCCATTGTTTTTCGCATCTTTAGGCCAAGGTCTTTGCGATCATCAAGAAATGCTTTCTTAAACTCTGGGCTTCGTTCACTCCATGCCCGCAGCCGCACTGGCCCTAAGCTACCTAAGCCCGCCTCGCTTAGCTCATAGTCGATGTGATGCCCGTACTCATGGGCAAAGGTTTGCTGTGTCGCTGGTAACCCCCTGTCACGGTCTATTGGTTGATGTAGCTCCTTACGCAAGGATCGGTAAAACGCGCCTTTTGGTTCATTATCAAAAATGCGGGATGGGCGAGGCAGTGAGGTGACTAGCCTTTTCTGCGTCTCTGTGAGCGAATCGTCCAAAAACTGCGATAATTGCTCTGCTGTAAGGTTATTGCACTGGTTAATATCGTCAAAGCGCACGCGCCCTGACAGGCTTACATTCGGCGTTATCGGCGTCTCCATCACAAACTCAGCGTCATCACGCCGCAGTTGCGTTAGGGTCAGGGTCTTGCCGCGATTATCGACAAACTTGTCTATGGTCATCCCTTTGCGGAATAACTTAGCCCTGCCCTTGCCCAGAACCTTATTCTGGAATGGCTCGCTTTGCTTGCGTAACCACTGGTCATAATTAAGGCCCGCAGATACCTGACCCGCCCCACCACTGCCCTTAGCGGCCCGTGTGCCGATAATATCCGCGCCTAAGTCGTACTCGGGATTTACTTTCGGGACAATCGTGCTGCGGCAATTAAAGTGCGCTGGCGGCTTGGGGTCTCTGTCGTAATCTTTATAGATCACGCCGTCTCGGGACATACAGATTAGCGACGTGCGGCTGTCTAGCGTTGCTACCCATTCATATCCAAGTAGCACATCGTCATTCTCTTTAAGCGTCTCTTTACGCGCCTGCACAGAGACGTGATTAACCGCAGTACGCGCGAGCGTTGCCGCTTTTCGTGATTGTAGGGGTACAAGCCCCCTGATGCCTCTCGTAAGCTCATCGGTAGTATCCCCCAGCACAATAGACGATCTAATCTGATCTACCACAAGGTTTGCATGGGCAGGGCCAAAGTCATCAAGCATACCGCCAAGCGTGTAGCCCTTGCTCGGCTCTAAGCCCATGATTCCGGTAAATGCGGCCTGCTGTATCTGGATAGGGGCAGGTAGTGACAGGTCTATGCCTAGACGCTTCTGCATCATGGTCTGATTAAACTCGGCCTCATACTGCCCAAACTGTGTTAAGTCGGCTTTGTATTGCTCCGCGTACTCTTTGTTAGACGCCAGAAGGTATTGATACAGGTCTGTAGCTTGCGCCTGCGCCCTGCTGCGGCCAAATGCGGTTAGGCTGTCCGACTCTATGCGGTAAATAACTTCTTCTAGCTGACGGGCAATAAAGCCCTCTGCCTCGCGCTCCCGCCCCTTGGCATAGCGC